TCACCTGTCCGTGAAAAATCGCCTTGGGCGTCTTTTGTTTTACTTAAAACATACTTGTAACGCAACGTCGTTTTTTCTGACTGCGACATTTCTTTCCAAACAAGTCCTTGATCTTCCGCGAATTTTTCCAAGTTCGTGTCGTTCATGACAACACCGAATTTTTTTAACGCTTCGCTTTCGCCTGTAAATATACCCTCTAACGCTTTCGCGGCTTCTTCTTCGCTTGTATTAAAATATGATCCAAGATCTGCGGACAATCCGGTTAATGTTGTTGACATGGATGCAGCATCTTTTTCAGATAATCCAATGCCTTTGCCTAATGCGCCGAATGCTGAAGCCATACCTGTCGCTGCGACCTGTGAAAGTCCAAACTGTTTACCAGCTGTTCTTGCCCATTTTTTTACCGATTTACCACTCTTGCCGAACGCAACATCGATTTTGTTTATATTCTCTTCGTAGTCAGATGCAGACTTACCAGCGTATGTATATCCAGCCACAATTGGCCCTGTAACATACATAGACATAGCGCGTCCTATAGTTGACATCTTGTTGCCGATTTTCTGTAAGCGACCACCTATCTGGTCAAACTTAATATTGTTTAGTTTTTTAAGATCGCCTTCAAAATGATTTAGCTTACTTTCGGTCGTGATAATCTCTCGCCGTAATTCCATATACTCTTGGGATGTTTTATCGACTGCCGGATCATCATCGAGTTGCGCCTGAGTTCTTTTAAGAGCGTCAAGTCTCTGTTTCGTCTGGTCAATCTTCTGCTTCAGGAGCTGTTGTTTCTGTGTTATCAGCTCAGTGTTTTTTGGATTGAACTTCAGCGCGTTATTAACTTGTTTTAAGCTGCTATCAACGCTTTTGGTCTCACTATCGATTTTCTTTAACGCGTTCCCCAGTTTAGTGGTATCGCCATCGAACTCGATTGTTATTCCTTTGACTTTCGCGCCTATTGCCATAGTTTTCTATCCTTTATCATCCGAAGAACGCATCCCAGTCTGCCTGAGTTGCCTTTCTTCTTGTGTCTTTCGGTTTTTCTTTTTCGCCGCCGACTTCTTCACTATGTACGTTGTTCCACTCGATAATGTAGTCTACGAGCTGGCCAAGTTCCATGTGTCGGATCGCATCGAATGTCAATCCTCTGTCGACTGCTGCGACTGTGATTCGCTCGATGTTAATGGGATCGCTTTTCCCAGTGTCGTGCGTATCGTGTCGAATTTTTTTTTACTCATACAAGCTTCTAATGCTGCCGATAGCGCTTGCGGAACGACGATGTCCCAGGGAAGTATGTCAAATGAGTTAACCCACTCTTGCGGTGAAGCGATGTCATGCTTCGCGTTCTTAGCCATGCTCCATACGATGTTCAGTACTGTCGTCAACTGCATACCAGAGAGCGTTATAAACATATCCGATAAGGTATCGCTATCAGCCGCCTTCAGAATCTCTGTAACATCCTCGGTTTTTTCGTCCATGCCTTTCATCAGGTCAGCAAGTGCCTGTATGATAGCTTCGACCGCCGGAAGTAATACCGGCAGCACGTCATGTCCAAATTGTTCCTGATAGATGTAGAGCCAGCCGTTTGAGCTGTTAATCTCGAACGACTGACCCTCACCCAGATTGATTGTTTTTATCATAACTTACCTCCCACTCTCAATTAGCTCGATGATCCAGCAGGCAGTGCCGGTGTCGGTGGCGTTGTGAACATGGTCTCATAAGTCGCATCTCCAGGTGCGTATGATACCTTTGTGATACCAGTTCCGTTGTCGCCATTAACTGTGAACGGCAGGGTTGCTGTCTGTGGCTCGATGCTATCTTCGATAGTTGCATATTCGCGATTGATCTGTCCGAGTGCTACATTGTAGACGATCATGCGGCGGTTTTCCTGATCTCCGTCAGACTGGAACATCATGTAGACAACCTTGTTCTTCTTGCCCTTGATCTGAGCGATTCCGCCATCATCCAACTGGATGTAGTTCATGAATGTGGTCTTGAATGTGTCATTGAACAGAGCATTCTCGATCTCGCCTGTATATCCGTTGTCAGAGTATCCTGTCCAGTACTTGATGTTGTCAGCATAGAAGGTGCTCTCTTCTGATTCTGCTTCCATCGTGATGTTTACTGTTCCAGGAACTTTCATCGGAGATCCGAGCGTAACTGTGCCGTCATCAGCGACGTCATAAGTCCCGATGTGCAGCTCGCTTACGCCGAACATAACTTTATTAGCCATTAAGAAGCTCCTTTCTTATACCATGTAGATGACAAAAACGCCTTCGCTTTCGATATAAACGTCCTCGCTCTTGTCATATAAAAAGCCGTTATCGAGTAATAACTTTTCGATGGCGGCTTCCTGTGTTTCGTCTTTTCTTGTGAAGTAGTACTCTATCTGGTACTGATTCCGATTCCAGTGGTAGGTGTTATCCGCTGCGAAGTCGAACTGACCTGCGCCGATATACGCGATATACGGAGGGCTGTCCGGCAGTGTGCCATCTTCCTTCCGGAAGTGCGAATATACGCATGGTATCCCTACTCCTGTATTCGGATCTGATAATATCTCGTAAAGTGTCATCTTGATAGTTTCCTTGTAATCATATTTGGCAACTCATCAGCTGCCCAGTCTTCAACTGGCGCGATGTGCTTTATCGGTTGCGTGCGGCCATACTCTCCACGGCCATTACTTATAACATGACCATTTTCTAATAAATGAGTAAGATAATAGACCTTGTTATGCACTATTACAGTATCGGTCTTAAATGAATTACCTTTTTCGGTAGTCGTTGTCCATGACTTTGCGTATTTACCACCTTTGACTGTTCGTCTCGGTGATGTGTTTTTTAATTTTTGTACCGCTTCTTTTGAAGCGCTCTTAAACGATTCATTTGTATCCTGAACAACTTCTTTACTGTAGTCAGTCAGTATCTTATTCATCTGCTGTTCTACTGTCTTTCCCATCAGGATCCACTCTCTTCTGGACTTGGCGCGATCGGATTGTTTTTAGCCCTTTCCTCACATACGAGAGACAGGCCATCACGCTGAGCGTTCCAATCGACACGGATCACATCATAATCAACGCCCTGGAACTCGACTATCTTCTGTCCGCTATAATCAGCCCGGTTGGTCATCATCAGTGTTACTGACGGTTTAATTCCGAGCTGCGCAGCATCGTAAAACTCTGAAGAGTACACGCCTCTAGGCTGAACGAATACGGTTACCTTCTCCAGCGTCTTGGCCGGATTGCCGTACTCATCATATCCGGATGTCGTATATCTCTTTAATACAGCGATGTCATCATACATTCTCAACACTCCAGTCTGTGTAGCCTGTAGCATTGGAGAGCTGTGCCTTCTGCTCGTCATACGATGCTTTCAGCTTGTCATAGTCCTCCGGAAGTCCGAATGACATTTTGCAGTATGTGATAATCGCACGAGTTACGATAGCATCGGTGCTATCATCAGGTATCACTCCTGCAATGCCGAGATCCAGCGCTGCAGCTGATATGAGATCGTTCAGTTCATCATCGAACGCGTCTGTTGTTATCCGCAGTGCCATTTTTACTTTATCAAGCATAGAATATTACCTCACAATTAAGGCGGCCATATTTCAGACCGCCCTTTTAATAGTGTTTCTTTAGATTAGCTCTCAGCCTCGCCGATTCTAGCAAGGAACTTGTTGCCTACTACGCCGATAGCGGATGGCAGTCTGCCGAGGATCCTTACGATGTCGTAAGTCATAGCTGTCTTGTCGTCATACTTAAACTCAACAGCTTCGCCCTTCGGGCAGTTCTCCATAACGCCAGCCAGGTCGCCGATGATTGGAACTGTAACTGTGTCGTTGAACAGTACCGGAAGTCCATCGAACGGATCTACGCCATAGTAAGCAGCCATCTGCAGGCCTTTGTATGTAGCATACTGAGCCGGTGTACAGATGATTACCAGATCACGAGCTGCGGATGAAAGCAGTGCGCGAGCATTTACGAAGTCGTCCAGAGCCGGTGTGGTAGCGGTTCCTTCTGCTACTGCCGGAGCTGTTGCTGTAGCTGTGGTCGGTGCAGCAAGGATAGCAGCTACAACTGCGTCTTCTCTTGCCTTTATGATTCCACGAGCAACTTCCTCATAGATGTAGCTCAGATAAGCCTCACCGCTCATGCTGTCCAGAGCCTCGTCAGATACGGATACCCATTTCTTCCAAGTGGTCGGTACGAGCGTAACGATTCCCATCGTCAGTTCTTCTTCGGATACTTCGCCGTCGCCCTCAGCGTGTCCAGCAGCTGCAGGAGCTGAGATCTCGAATCCAACTTTAACGTTTCCAGCAGCTTCCATTCTTCTTACTCTTGAAAGAATCTCTGACTGCTCAAGCTGTGCTGCTACGATGCCAGCTACGAAATCAGGAACTGGAATTGTTCCCGGAACGCCACTGTCTACATAGTTATCTGAGAACAGAGTTCTGCACTCTTTGTCGTTCCCTGTCTTGACATACTTTGCAAACGCATCGATATACTCAGCGCTGTTTCTTATTTCAGTATTTGTCATTTTGTGTTCGCCCTTTCTTTCTTCGATCACTTCGCCTTCGCCTTTAAGTACGGCTTCCTCGGCGATCTTTCTCTCTTCGATCTCGATATTTATCTGTGCTTTGCGTTCTTCAATCGCATCAAGTTCTGCGTTCAGAGTTTCAAGCATCTCGCTGTCAGCCTCAGCGGTCTCAACTGCGATCTCGCCAGCTCTTGTTTCCAGCGCTTCCATATCGAGAGCCATGATCTCTTCTCTTGTCATGTTTATTTACTCCTCTCTGTCATTGCTTTCGCTCTGACTTCTGTCCGACGCTTCTCAAGTTCAAGTTTTTCCGCTTCAAGTCTCTCCGCCTGAATTGCCTCGATCGCTCCGTCGATTTTGCTACGTGTGGATACCGATATACTCGTTCCATTGTTAGCCGGAATTGATACTGCTGATACGTCGTATAATTTTGATATACCGGTTATCGTTCTCTCAATAAGAACACGGCCGTCTTCTGCTTCTCTCCGGAGCTCTTCGTCCGTATCTACTGTGAAACCGAATGACATCTTATCGGTATATCCTCCGGCGATCTCATCGTACAGCTGGCGTCCCAGTTCTGTTCCTCCGAGATTTGCCTCTATGTACAAGCCCTGCTCGTTAGGTGTAACGTTCAAGGTCTCGTTGCTGATCCT